TGGGATGGCTCACGGGTTGAGACTGTCATCGACGGTGGTAGACGGCAAATCTTTGACTCATAATCCTTTGGTTCCAGGTTCGAATCCTGGTGGGCCCACCATATAAATCAGTGAGTTGGCTCCGTTTCCGCCATCTCATTGCAGCCATCAGAATTCGCTGGTGCCCGTTTGGTGCCCGTTTCGTTTTCTCGAAATGCGCAAACCTCAGCAGCGATCCATGCCTGCACCTCGCTCATCAGCCAGAGCGATCTTTTGCCGACCTTGATCTGCCTGGGGAAGGTCTTCTCCCCGATGCGGATATAGATGTAGGCCCGACTGACCCCGGTCAGCTCGCACACGCGATCAATCGACAGTAGCTCTTCCAGTTTTTCAGCCGCGCTCACGGCAGGCTCCTTGTGAAATGGTGATGCGCCGACCTTCGGCGCGAAGCGAGTAGCGGCGCGGGCGAGTGGCCGCCGGCAGCCAGGGGAATCGACGGATGAAACCGGCGCGCAGGCGGTGTGCATTGGCATGCCGGAAATGGCCTTCATACGAGGCCCAGATCGAGCGCACGGCGCGGAAGTCATCGGGCGTTCCAGTGATCCGGCCGGCGTCGCTGTGTGCGCTCTCCCAGGCCGCCGGCGCGGCGCGGGCATGCGAGACGACGCGGCGGCGCACGGTGGTGTGCGTTGGCCGCACCACGTAGCCGAGGAAGTCGATACCGGCAGCCAGCGGCTGAGGGTCGGCGTCCTCCTTCAGCGACAGGCGCAGCTCGTCGGCCAGGAACTGGACGATGCGGGCCTTCCACTCCAGCAGCTGTTCGCGGCTGTGGTGCACCAGCACAAAGTCGTCCACATAGCGCAGGTAGCGCAGCGCGCCCAGCGTGTGCTTGATGAACTGATCGAGCCGGTCCAGGTAGACATTGGCGAAGAACTGCGACGACAGGTTTCCGATGGGGATGCCGCAGCCGGCCGGGGCGTTCTCCAGCCGCTTGTGCGGCGGCACCAGCGCCCGGTCGGTCGCCGTGGCGACGTGGCGCACCCCGATCTCCAGCGGCGAGTACCGGAGCAGGGCATGCGTGGCCTTGCGCGCGATCCACGGCAACCGGCGACGCTCCATCCGCGCTTTGAGCATCCGGTACAGCGTGGGCCGGTGTATGCGGTTGAAGAAATTGGCGATGTCGAGCTGCAGGTAGTAGCCGCCGCCCTGGCCGCTATGGACCTGCCGGACGAACGCCTGCAGCCGCCGCACCGCGGCGTGCGATCCCTTGCCGCGCCGGTTGGCGAACGAATCGGCGATGAATGTCCGCTCGTAGATGGCTTCCAGCTTCGGAATTAGCCAGTGATGTACAACCCGGTCTCCGAAATCGGGAGCGTGGATCTCCCTGGCCTTTGGCCGGGTGGCCACGAAACAGGTGGTGGGCCGGGGCGACCAGGCGCCGGCGTTGATCTGCTCCTGCAGATCCAGCAGCCGGTCGCCCCAGCGGGTGTCGAAGTCGAGTTGATTGGCGCTCGGCACCTTCTGCCGGCGCGCTGCCTTCCATGCAGCATGGAGGTCGCGCAGCGTGACCTGCTGCGCTTCCCCTGCACCCTGAAACTCACGCGCGGGACCGCGCACGGCGCGCACGCGGTTGTTGTTGTCGCGGTTGTTGATGTTGGAATTGCCATTGTCGAAGTTGACGATCCAGGCGTTGTCCCCGCGATCTTGCAACCCATCCGCGCAGGCCAGTATCGGATAGCACGGACTCGTCATCGGTAGACCTCCCAGCTGGAGGTGCCGCGGGTACTCAGTTTCTCGGCACGCTGCGCACGGGCTTGGCGACCCTGCGCATTCTGGCCGGTGTTGGGGTGCGGACTGCTCTGCTGGCGATACCAGCCGCCCGCTTGCTTGCCAAGCTCGCGGGCGATCCGGGCCAGCATCTCGAACTGCGCCAGGCTCGCAAAGGCGCGAAGCTGGCTGCACAGCTGCATCCTGATCTTCAACGCGTCTACTTCCCACATGACGCGCTCGACCAGGACGAGCTGCTGCTTTCTGTCCCGCCACGCCCGATGGACCAGCACAGTGATGCCCATCGCCTGCTGTCGCAGATCCGCGCCGGCGGTGTAGCGGTGTCGGCGAGGGAAGCCGGCGACCGCCCGCTCTATTTCGAGCAGCAGGCGTTCGGCGGTCTTGGCGATGGGTGGCAGCTGGAAGGTCATCGGCTTCGGTCAGGTCAGGCCAAGATGCAAATCACTGACGCGCGGGACCGCGCACGGCGCGCACGCGGAGGCCGTAGCCGCGGCCGTAGAAGTTGGAACTGCCATTGACGAAGTGGACGAACCAGGCGTAGTCGGAGTAGCCGGTGTCATCGTCCTTCTCCTCGCTGGCGTCATCGGTCGCGGTCCAGTACCAATCCGACTGGCAGGTCGGGAAAGCCGCGGTGTCGATGGCAGGGCTGCAGCGCGAGCGGTCGGCCAGAAGGAACAGTTCCTCGACCTCCGGCAGGCGCCAGTCCGTGAAGCCGCCGAACGCCTCCGCGTTGAGCTTGGCGACGGCGGTCAGCGCGTCGGCATGGGTCATACGGCCACCGGCTACGTCGTCCTGCGTCCAGTGCAGATCGCGGGCCGGCTCGTAGACGATGCCGTCGGCATGCTGGGTGAAACGGGATTGCTCGGTCATGATGCCCTCCAGGGCGGTGGTAGATGGAGTAGGGGTCACGCCATCGATGGCGTGCATTTGGCGGCCATGGCTTCGTATCGCTCAGCCTCGGCCAGATAGAACCGCACGCGTTCTTCGCGGACGGTCGGAGGAAAGTTGTAGGCAACGCGCGCTGCATCGGCTGCGACACGGTTGATCTCGGCCAGGCGCCGAGCGCGATAGCCGAAGATGTCCAGCTGCTCAGGCGCGCTGCGCATTGCCGCGGCCCTTCGGGCTATCGGGGAGGGCGACAAGGCGCTGCAGCAGCGCCGCGTGCTGCGGCCGGGTGAGATCGAGGGTGCTTTCGCACCCGACCGCCCTGACGTGCGCCCGATACGTTTCCTCGTCCAAGCCCTTCTGCCCGTGAGCGAGCCGGCGCAGTGCCTTCACCATGGCCGGACTGATGTTGAAGTCAGTCATCGCCGGCACCTCGCGGCCCATTCGCTTCGAGCGCGGCGCGGATGACCTGGCGCCAGCGGCTCGCCGCGGAGAGGCTCATCGGCCTGAACTTGCGGATCTCCTCCGCGCTCGGCGCCCGGTCGCGGAATCGCTGGGCCAGCTGCACCGCAATCAGCATTGTCGGCACCCGGATCTCACCGCGCTTCGCATTCGGGCGCGCACCGACAGCCTGGCAAAGCTGAGCACCCTTCCAGCCGTAGCGGAGCCGGGCACGGATAGCGGCGTCCGTCACCCCGGCAACCACGGCGATCTGTGGTACAGAAAGCCGGCCGTAGCGCCCACAGTTGATCAGGACCGGCGGCCGCCCGGTGCGCTTTCGCACCGGCTGCGCACCTATGGTCGGCGCGAGCGGTTGCAGGTTTTGGGTCATGCTGCGGCCCTCTGCAGCCAGGTATGGGCGATCTGGATGCGCCGGCCTATCCAGTGGATCACGGGGACCGCGAAGCTGTTGCCGAGCATCTTGTAGCGCGGGCCGTCGGCCATCGGCTTGCCCTTGGCGTTCGGCACCAGCGTCCAGTCGTCGATCGCGCCCTGCAGGCGCTCACATTCGCGTGGCGTAAGCCGGCGAACCTGCGTCGGTGTGAGCAATGCTGGTGCCGGGCTGTTCGCATCCAGGCATGTCGTGCGTTCCCTGAACAGCTTTCCCGCGTTGTTGCTCGCCGTGTTGTGTAGCTTGGTCGTGTATGCGACGGCGGCATGTCCACCGCCGTGTGCCGCCCGTAGCGTTCCGGGGACCTCACCGATCGACAGGGAAGTGTCGCCGCCCGCCTTGCAGTCGAATGCGATAGCCGGCGGATGAGCGCCAGCGCAAAGCGGATGGCATGGATCGCCCAGCCTGGGGCTGCTGCCATTGGTCACCGATGTGATTTGCGTCGTGTCGAAGGGCAGCACCGGCACCAGTGGCGTGCCGCGACCGGTGCCGTCCTCGCTGGCGTCGAAGCCATCGGCGCGGAGAGTGTGGGCGACTTCGGGCAGCAGAAGGCCAGCGTATGCGTCTTGTTGGGTGGCGCTACCTGCCGCCTTGGGGTTCCTGACCAGGGTGCCAGAGACCTCTGGAATCAACTGGCCACGCTCTCCGTCCTCCGCGCCACGCTCGCCAGCGCTGCGCGTAAGGGTGCCGGCAACTCCTTCCCCCGCTTCTCGGCGCGGCGCAGAATCCCCACGCAGGCTGTCGGGCTCAAGTAGTACCGGGGGTCTATCGGCCCAGTTTCCAGTATCGAGGACAGCGAACACGCGGCGGCGCCGCTGCGCCACTCCGAACCACTGCGCGTCAAGCACGCTCCATTCGACGAGCCCGTTGTCGCCCAACGCCACGCCCTCATTCCCCCAGCCGTCCGGCGGGACATCGAGTTCGCATCCTGCGAGCGCACCAACCACGACAGCAAAGTCTCGTCCCTGGTTGCTGCTGAAGGCGCCGGGGACGTTCTCCCACACGAGCCAGCGAGCGCCGCAAAGAGTCCTTGCTGCATTGAAGATCCTCAGTTGTTCGTGAAAGAGCCCAGAGCGTGCGCCGGCCAAGCCAACGCGCTTGCCGGCCACGGACAGGTCTTGGCATGGGCTGCCGCCGATCACGACGTCAATGTGTCCGAGCGTCGCGATCTTCTCGGCGGTGATGTCGGTGACGCTGCCCAGGTTCGGGACATGCGGCAGCCGGTGCGCCAGCAGTGCGCAGGCCGCCGGTTCGATCTCGGCGACGGCGACGCACTCCCAGCCCAGCGGCGCCCAGGCCAGATGCGCAGCCTCCATACCGGAGAACAGGGACAGGTAGCGGATCGGCTCACGCATCGCTCGCCTCCTGCGGGCTGTCCGCTTCCTCTCCGCAGTCCGCGTCGCACCATGGCTCGCCGCATAACGGGCAGCCGATCTCCTCTACCAATTCCGGCGCGCAGTTGTGGCAGGCATGTTCGCCGCCATACCACCCACCGCAACCAGCCCAGCAAAAGCCTTGGCCACAGGTCTTGCAGATTCCTGCATCGCTCAGGTCCAGCGGCTCGTCGCACA